CCAAGAAGGAACTTAATAAACTCATCATTAGGATTGTCAAGCTCAGACGATAAATAATCCTTTAAACGACTCAAGTATTTAAGCTCAGCGGCAGAACTAGTAATCTTGTCAACATCAAAATTTTCCTTATGAAACTTAGCTAACTCAGGAACTTGGTTGTCTTTAATATTTGTTATATCTATTGTAAGGAAGGGTGCTAAATCCATTTTATTAGGTTCATCTAGATCAGTAAAAAATTTGTATTCTTGACCATTCGTTAAGATCCCGAATTTAGATTCTGTAGTCCCAAAGTATCTAAAAAGTTGTGAATCATGTTTTGTTAATTTTTCATTAATTGACTTCGCTTCAATTAGAATAGTAGGCTTACTATCGATAACAATAGCATAATCGACTTTTTCACCTTTTTTAATACCCACGTCTGCAGTGAACTCTGGAACAAATTCAGTGGGATCGAATAGATCATAGCCCAACGCTGCAAAAAAAGGCATAATGAGTGAAGTTTTAGTTGCTTCTTCCGTACCAATATTGTCTTTTAGCTTTATTACGCGCTTTCCCAATTGTTTTAAATCATCTTTAAATTTTTCCATTTCCATATTTAACACTCCATTCTACATTTTATCAGTTGGTATTATGCCATATAAAAAAACTCCATGGATGATAACGTCAACATCGTCCTCATCTTTAATATATTCCCATGGTGTGTGGAAACGTGAGTAAGTTAATGGTGAAAATCTAATTCCACGGTTTGTTTTATGAACTTGTTTGAGAGTTGCGTCATCTCCATTAATTGTTACAGCGCAGATATCTCCATCTTCCCAATCGCAACTTTTTCTGATTACTGCGATTGCGCCATCAGGAATGATTCGATTCATTGAATCGCCTAAAACTCGTAAAGCGAAAATATCGTGTCTACCATACTTTTTTATAGTAGAGGGCTGTATGAAAATTTCTCCTTCGTAATCGCTTACTAAACCAGCTGGCGATGAAGCTGCAATCCTACCTAAAATAGGAATTGAATAGTCCTCTGGAATGACTCCACCGATACCAACAGAATTATTAATGTCTTTAGGTTCACGTCCTAACAGAAAGTCTGTAGATACATCAAAAAAATCTGCGAGAGAAGTGAGAGTTTCTCTATCAGGACTACGTTCACCACGTTCATAACCAGAAATTGATACTTTAGAAACGTGAATCTTATCTCCTAATTGTTGTTGAGTAAGTTTTTTTGAAACTCGTAATTCTTTTAATCGAGATCCAAAGTCCATGTTAACACCTCGTTTCTTTTATTATTTTACCGTTAACAAACAGTTAACTCAATTGATTGGAAAAAAGTTAACTAAATGAGTATAAAAATAGTTGACAATTAACTTGCGGTTAACTATACTGTAGTTAACATCAGGTTAACTTAGAAGGAGGGATGGTAATGGTTTTGCAAAATTTAGAAACAATAAGAAAAGAGAATGGAAAAACTTTTCAACAGGTCGCTGATGCCGCTGGACTTACAAAGGAATTTTACTGGATGATCGAAAAAGGTAAAAGAAGGCTTTCTTATGAGAATGCCGTAAAAATTGCTTTGGTTTTCGGTAAAGAACCAGATGATATTTTTTTGGAAACGGAGTTAACTAAAACGGAACAAATTGATTAACCAGTTTGTTTGTACAATCAAAAATAACTAGAAATTATGGAGGTGATCTAATGTCAAAACAAGAAAAAATTGAGTTCATACTTAAACGTTTAGGCGATCACTTAACTAAAGCCTACTTAGAAACAAAATCGGATCAGTTCATCAATCAACTGTATGAAGTTGAGAGTCAACAGGATGACCGTCTGATTGAAGACATGATGTTCTACTTCTAATAAACAGTTTATAGCAGTATGACTGCTATGAAAAATGACAATTGAATACAAAAGGAGTGATTAATATGGGAGTTTCTTCGATGGAGAAGCAAGTCGCATCTATTTTTAGACAGGAAGTTGACAAACAGGCTTTGAACCAAAGAGTCATGGCTGATCACCTGAACTTCTCAGCGCAGAATCTAAGTCACATGTTAAATGGTAGACGGACGATGGGATTAGAAAGAGTTGTAGAAATTGCTGATTACTTGCAAAATCCAGAAACAGATTTCGAGGTAGCTGCTGCGATGTTCTATACACCAAAACCATTAAATCGAAAACGTCGAGATGCGCATCCACTTTCAAAAATGGTTGGTCAAGACAAAGAAGAAATTGAAAGAATTGAAGTAGAAAAGAAATATGAAATTTGGGATTTACTATCGATATCTAATGAAGAAATCAGTCACGATGAAAGAACTGAAATAAAACTCTGGTTGTTGGAAGTGGTAGACGAGATTTCATCAGAAATTGCAGTTTTTAACTCAGTTTGCGATCGATACAATTTCAATTCAAGAGCAATCGTCAAGGATGCAGAATCGAGAGAAAGGAATGATTAAATGCTTGCGTACACATTACCGGAATTAGCTAGTGAGTACAGAACGTCAAAAGATAACATTTACATTTTGGTCGACTTAGGTTTGATAAAGACAGTTCAATTTAGTTCTCAAAAACTGGTTAGTATACGTGAAGCCGAAAGGTTTTTATTCGAAAATGCAGGAAAAAGTTTTAGAAATGTGATTTCAGAAGAAAAACAGCGCAAAGAGTTATCAAAACTAAACAAAAATATTTTGGAAATGAAAAAGGAGGGAACAGCATGAAAAACAAAAAAATCGCACTAGGAGTTAGCGCTGCATTATTTCTAGGATCGACTGTAGGATTCGCGGCAGGCGTTGGTTTCTTCGATAACGCAACAACTGTTGAACAGAACATCTACAAACTGGCTAACATTGCTACGCAGAACAAACAGAAGGCTGCAGACGTTCAAAGCAAACTTGATCAAACGACGGGGCAACAAAAGAACCTTCAAGATCAACTAGACAGCCTGAAACAGCAATTGGCAAACAAACAAAACGAGGTCAATGCGAAGCAGTCTGAGATCGAAGCCAAACAACGTTAAGTCGAATCTAAGCAACAGGAAGTCACGCAGAAACAGCAAGAGGCGGATAAGCTGCGTAATGAACTATCTAACGCTCAAAATGATTCAGCACAAAAAGACGCACGCATGGCGGAGTTAGCAAATTTGAGCCAACAAAAAGTAAACGAGTTGGGCCAGTAGGAGGCGCAAGCATGAAGAAAATAAAAATTATTCGTGGATTTGGAATAGCCTTTGTTGCTGGACTAGTACTGATGCTGAAACTCAGCTCGATCCAATCGTTAAAAGTTTTAGTAATGATCATTTGCATAGCAGCAGCAAGCGTTTTAATCCCAACTACTATGATCTACGACGAGAAAGAATACGAACAACGCACAAAAAAAGAGACTTACTAGCCTGACAGCAAAAGTAAGTCGCAAAAGGTTAATCTATTTGACCTCATTTTAACAAATGAAGGGGGAAATAACAATGTTTAATTACGATCGTGCAATGGCAGATACAAAGAGCCATATTTTTACAAACGTTAGTCAAAGCAATATCAATACTGAATATGATTATATGTTCGATGATTATGGCACTCAGGTTTATGACAGTGATTTAGTTATGAAAGTAGTTTTTTCGAAAAGACAAATCACACAAGACAGAATAGTAAAAGTCACTTTTGCTAAATACGTAGTGATCGATAATTACGTGGAATTGATCGATGATATCGGCATTGTGTATCAAGATTACAGCTTTGCTATTGAAGGCAGAGAATACCTACAGAAGAAACTAGAAGGAGTGTTGGATCGTGAGTAATGAAATTCTAGAAAAACCGATTGAATATGAAGTAAACGGTGAAGAAGTAAAACTTACCGGAAACATGGTTAAACAATATCTTGTTTCTGGAAATGGGAATGTGACGGACCAAGAGTTAGTAATGTTTCTACAATTGGCTAAGTATCAAAAGCTAAATCCATTCTTGAATGAAGCATATTTAGTCAAGTTCGGAACACAACCTGCACAAATTATTGTTTCAAAAGAAGCTTTTATGAAACGAGCAGAAAGTCATCCTCAATATGATGGATTTGAAGCAGGAATCGTTGTCCAACGTGGTGAGGACATTAAGGAATTGGCTGGAGCGATTAAATTGCCTAAAGATGTGTTAATCGGCGGCTGGGCTAAGGTTTATAGAAAAGATAGAACGATGCCTATTGTCTCTCAAGTAGCATTGGAAGAATTTTCTAAAGGACAAGCTACTTGGAAGAACATGCCAAACACAATGATTAGAAAAACAGCAATCGTTAACGCATTAAGAGAAGCCTTTCCAGAAGCTTTGGGAGCTATGTATACAGAAGATGACCAAAACGTAAAACTGCAACAAACAAATGCTAAACAAGTAACGCCTGAACCTGAAAAAACACAGGAACTAGAAAATAAATTCTTTAGCAATGCTGTGAATGGTCCTAGAGAAGCTGATGTAGTCGAGCTAGAAAATGAACCTGAGCAAGAATCATTAGACCTTAACTATAAAGATCCAAATGCAATTAATTTCGATAGAGAGGAAGTGGCTCCAATTGATGAAGATGGAGACGGATATCCTTTCTGATGAAAACTACTATTCAAATGAGGCTGATTGGCATTATATGTCAGTCAGCCAATATAAAAACTTTTTAAATTGTGAAGTTGCGGCATTAGCAGAATTAAAAGGGGAATGGGAGCCTGATCATGACAAGAAACCTTTGTTAGTTGGAAACTATGTTCATTCTTATTTTGAATCATCAGCAGCACACGAAGCATTTAAAGAAGAAAACAAAGAAAAAATGTTCTCCAGTCGCAACCCATTCGGACTTTTAAAAGACTTTCAAATCGCAGAACAAATGATTGATCGACTAAAACAGGAACCCGCATTCAATCAGATTTATCAAGGAGATAAGGAAGTCATTGTGACTGGTGAATTATTTGGAATCGAATGGAAAGGCAAGATTGATTGTTTAAATCTAAATGATGGTTACTTTGTTGATATCAAGACAACAAAAGATATACATGAAAAGAAGTATGACCTTTATTGGGGCCCTAGAGCTAACTTCATTGAACGTTACGGATATGCGCTTCAAATGGCTGTCTATCGAGAGTTGCTAGAGCAACAATACAATAAACAATTCGTTCCATTCATTGCAGCAGTCAGTAAGCAGACACCTAGTGATGTTGGTCTAATTACTTTAGATGAATCAAAAATGCAATCAGAACTATCGAGATTAGAAGAAAACATTGATCATATCCATCGAGTGAAGATGGGACAAGAAGAACCTATTCAATGTGGTCAATGCGATTACTGCAGAGGTCACAAACGAATCACTGGTTTCATCAATATGAATGATCTATAGAAAGGAGTAACGATTTTGGACTACATCAGACAGATTAACGCTTTCGAAAATTTGAATGAGTTTAATGACATCGGGCCTGGGGCACAGTTGCTTTGGTACAAGCTTATGCGAGTAGCAAACCTGAGCGGTTGGCAGAAGGAGTTATCTATTTCAAATACAAGGCTACAATCAATGACTAAAACGTCTGAGAAAACATTGATTAATAATAGGAATCAGTTAATCCAAAACGGGCTCCTTCAATATAAAAAGCGTGGTAGAACAAAAGCTGGAATTTATATCTTATCTGATATAACTGGAAATTTTACAGTAAAGACTACAGTAGATTGTTCAGTAGATACTTCAGTAAATAGTTCAGTAGTTTCTTCAGTAGATACTTCAGCTTATATAAACAAGACTAAACAAAACAAAACTAAACAAAGTAATAATGCTTCTGAATCTAGTATTACTAAAAATTCAGAAGAGAGCGCTGTACGTTATTGGCTCAATCAAGTGAACCCAGCAGAAGCGCCATTCATCGTTCAGTCTTTAGGCCATTGGGTCAATGACTTTGGTGATGATGCGATCGTGATCGCTGCTATTGATGAGATGCTAAAGAACAATGCTCGTAGCTATAAATACCTTGAGAAAATTCTTAAATCATGGGAATCACAAGGTCTAGATTCGTTAGAAAAGGTCCAACACTTTTTGGATGGACACTATAACAAAAATAATTCAGCTCGTAATTCTAAAAGCAAATGGACGCCTAAAAAACTATTTGACTATTGGTGGGCTGAAAAGATGGGTGGACACCCTTCGCTAGATTATTTTGCAGAAAAGTATAGTGTCACAGAGCAAGAATTGGGAATACTGACCGAAGAAATTAAGAAGCGGGGGATGGAACATGCGATTTCTTGAGATCATTAGCAAATTAGGCGAAACAGCGAGTAACGAGGATGAGAAAGAATTATTACGTTCGTACTATGAACGTTTAAGAAAGATGGTTCGAATTGATTGTTCTCACGAAGAAATTGAACACCGCTTCTGCCTAATGATCACTTGCTATATTCTTCGATACGTCACTAAACAAGTAGATTACAGCAAATTAAATGCCGATTACTATCTCACATTTCTCACTAGTCGATTGAATGCTGAGGTGCCTGCATGAAATATCGCTCAAGATCGAAATATGGCAATAAGAAAGTATATCGTAATGGACGCTGGTTTGATTCGATTGCTGAGGCTGATTATTATCCAATCGCTGTCGCTTATGCCAAGGATCACGGATATGAGCTTAAACTTCAAGATCGTCTAGATATTTTGCCGACGTTAAAACTTAATCAATGGGCCATTAGAAAGACTCAATACGTCGCTGACTATGCTTTTTATGACAAAGGTGAACTTATTCGACTGGTTGACGTTAAAGGCGTGGAAACGAAGGATTTCAAGCTTAAAGCAAAGATGATAGCTAAAGAGTTAGGCATAGTAATTGAACTGGCTAAGAAGACACGATATGGCTTTATTCACTATCCGTTCAACATGCCAGCAAACAAGAGAAAAGAGGCGTTTATAGTTAGTGCAAAAAAAGAGGATTAAAGAGCTGATTCAGCGTTATGGATATTGCGAAGTTAAAAAATATCGTCAATGGGACAATCGGCATTATTCTGCAATTGCAGACGGGGTAGCTGTTGTCGTAGATTTAAGAACCTGTGAACTATTTGAGTGGAATAGCAATACAAAAAAGCTAATGAAAAAATGAGAGTTATGGCATCAAACTAAATTCGAGGTGATTCTATGTATCGCATATATCACGATAAGATTGCAGCAATCGTAGCAGACGAAGATAGAAAACTGTTCTGCTATACCAGCATTGATAAAGCACAACAAATAGCTAAGAGTATTGAATCGAAAACGAGTTATCGAACAGCGTTGAATCAGCGAGAAGAGTTTCTGATCGAAGTTGGATATAAGAAAGAGAAATTTATTGGATAGTCCGCTAACTGGAGCATTTGCATAGGGAAGGAGATTTGATATGAAACAAGAAAAAAGAGTACTAGCTGAAAAATGGCAAACCCAAAAGGACGAATTGGATGATATAGAACATCAACTTATTCAAGAACTTGAGAAAACGCAAGAGTATAAAAAATGGCGCGAGAGTCATCCTCTTTGGGGAATCAATAGAGTGATGTCTGTTTACAAGAATGAAATTGAAGTTATGATGGCGGAAAAGTACGGTGACGATGAACAGGCAGAAAGTTTTTTTATTTCAAATAAATAGATACGCTATTGGAGAAATTCAGGGAACAAAGCTCACTTACATGGGGCATTAGCAGAGAAAAAGAAAGAAGGAATGATAATGGGTTTAGATGTAGAAGCTTATAAAAAAATGATGAAAGTTGATAATCCAAAAAGAGATGAGGATGGTTGTTTAGTAGATTGGGATAAACTAGTAGAAATCAATCAACCGACACTAGACTATACAGAAGAGCACTTTAAAGGACGGACACAAGGTCTAGTCACTGGTGTGTATTCTTCTGACGATTCATTTAGTTTTAGTGCAGGAGCTTACTCGCATTACAACCGTTTCAGAGAAAAATTGGAAAAAATGGCGTCGAACTCACAATTATTCGAGTTAATAATGTTCTCCGACTGCGAAGGATTTATCGGTCCCGTTGTATCAAAAAAATTGGCTAAAGATTTTAAAGATTTAGAAAAAATCGCTAGAGAGCAGTTGGATGACTATGACATGGAAACGTATTTGAACTTTAAAAAAGCATTTGAATTAGCAAGTGAAGATGGCTGTGTGCAGTTCATGTAACGGAAGACATAGAAGAGGAAACGAGGTGGAATGAATGAGAAAAAAGATAACTATCGATGTCGAAATGGAAGAAAGATGGCTAACTTATTTTATTTCAATGTTAGAACATATGGAGTATTACGGAAGTATCGGAGGCTCACGAATGATTGGATTCCACTGTGATGGAGACGGGGATTTTAGACCAAAATTTAATTTCAATACAGAAATTGACACGTCAAAAGTTCCGATTATGTGGAATAGGTTTAAAAATGTTGATTTAGTTTATGATGCAGGCTAGTTCTGCTAACGACAACAATCAAGGAGGATTTAAATCATGAGCTATGAAGTGAGATACGAAAACAAAACTAGTTTGCACGACTTACAAAAAAACGTCGTAGTGAACAACTGCAATTTATACAAACTTGGAATAGTTAAGGAAGTTAGCGACG